TATTGAAAAAACTCAACTGATTATTATGCGTAATAATGTTTGGTTGTATGGTGAAAGTGAATTGGTAGCGATAGCATTGGAAATTTTAGGAGATGAATAATTATGGATAGAGATGAGCTTTTGGGAAATGTTACCACTATTGGTAAGTTTATTTTATTAGCTACTGGAACTCCATCATTAGTGTCTTTTGCGAACAGTAATGAATATGTTATACTGTTAAGTGCTATTTTTGGAGTTATTTGGGCTTTTTATGATAGTAAATACTTTAACACATTCTTTAAAAGGAATAGTGAACCAGTAGATGAATATACGGAAGGTTTAAACCAAGAATACACTACTGGTGATGATGATGGTGAGTGAAGAACTGGAATATAAGTGCATTCACGAAAAACGTTTAAATAAGAATGAAAATCGAATTACTGAATTAGAAGCAAGAGCAAATTTCAAAGAACAGAAAATAGAAGATTTATCTGTTAATATTCATGATATGAATGAGAAATTAGATAATATTGCGAAGAGTGTTAATGATTTGAAATTACAATCTATTAAAGATGATAATGCTATTGTTCAGCAGTTAGCTGATAATAAACGTGAGATTGCAGAGTTAAAATCAAGTCAGGACACTTTATGGAAAGCTTTAACTTTGGGATTATCTGCTTTAAGTATTTTGTTTGTTATTTTATCGTTTTTAATTACAATTATTCATTAAACGTATTGTTGTAATGTTTTTTTTGGAGGAAGTGAAAGATTATGGCAAAATTACCTGATGATTACAGACCACCACATATCCCATATCAATTGGATACAAAAGCAAAGTATGAGAAATTGGAAAGGGAAATTGTTGGTGCGATCCGTGATGGATTACCAATTAAAGATGCTTTTATTCTTGCAGGAATTAATCCACATACTTTTTACAGGTGGAGAGATGAGTTTATTGAGGATATTCAAGATGGTTTCACAGGAACTAATCTGATTATGCTTATGACAACAATTATGAAAGAAGATAAAGCTGTGTTTCGCAGAATATCTAAAAAAATGTTGGAAAAAGCAGATGAAGGAGATACAAGGATTTTAATGTATCTTGCAGATAATCGTTTTGGTTATGCTAATAAACGTAAGAATAATGTTGAAATTGGTGCTGCTTCAAAAGATAAGGGAGTGGAGATTAATATTGTTAATATGACAAGTGTGGATTCTTCTGATGATGATGAGAATGTGATTGAAGCGGAAGTTATTGAAAAAAAAGAAGAAGATGATTAGATGGTTAATGTTGAAATGACTCCAACTCAACAAAGATGGATCAATGATGAAACAAGAGAACTTCTTATTGAAGGAAGTGCAGGTTCAGGTAAAACCATTTTTGCTTGTTATAAAGTCATTTTTTATGCTTTAAGATATTCTGATGCTTCTATTTATGTGTATCGTAAGACTTTACCTTCTTTGAAGCGTACAAGTTGGAAAGAAATTAGGAATATTTTATATGATTTAGAAATTCCTTATGATGAAAACAAGTCAGAGGGAGTTATTACTTTCCAAAACAATAGTAAAATCTATTTTGGGGCATTAGATGAGTTATCCAAAGTTCGTTCAATCAATGCAGATATGATATACATTGAACAAGCAGAAGAACTGAATAGTCCAGAGTTTTACATTGAATTAATGTTAAGACTCGGTAGGGGAGAAGCCAGTAAAAGAGAAAATGGTTACTCTCAAATGCTACTTGTAGTTCAACCAGAAAGCGAAGAACATTGGATATACAAAAGATACCACGAATTTACAGATGCAACAACCGAATTTGAAGTTAAAAAACAAGAAGCACTACTTGAAGGCAAATCATATCCAAGCTACGAAGAAATCTTATCAAATATTCAAAAAAGAAGAAAATCCGCTCATTTCCATTATAGTGAAAACCTAAAACTACCTAAATTTCAAAGAGATTACTATGACAACCTTAAAAACGAAGATTATGAATTATGGTTGAGATATAGTGCAGGACAATGGGGTAAATTATCTGATGTGATTTATCCGAACTATGATACAGTAGTAGTTCGTGAGAACTTTGATTTTTATTCATTCGGTGCAGATTTCGGTTTCAACAATCCCTCTGCATTTTTATTACTTGGTTGGTATGATAACGAATGTTACGTTATTGATGAAGTGTATAAAGACAAACTATTAAATCGTGAGTTAATTGAAGAGTGTAAAGAAATGCTTTTCAGACATAGTTTGTTACCTGAACATTTAAATGTTGGTTGGGGAGATGCTGCTGAACCTGATAGGATTGAAGAGTTTGTGCAGAATGGTTTCCCAATGGAAAAAGGAATTAAAGATGTTAAAGCGAAAATCACCACTACAAAACAAACTAAAATTCATATCCACCCAAGATGCGTTAATACCATCAGAGAGATTAAAGGTTATAAATATCGTAAAAATCGTGACGGAGTAACTCTTGATGAACCAGTAAAAGTCAATGACCACGCAATGGACGCATTAGCGTATGGAGTGTATGGTGTTAGAGGTAGTTTATCACCAAACAGACCATTAGATGGAAGTTATTACAGTAAAGTGAGAGTGTATTAGAATGGGAATTTTTGATCCAATTATCAAAATCGGCGATAGATTATTCAATAGTGAAAAATCTGATATTGTTGATGTTGGTTTTGATGATGTTAGAGTAAATACTAATAAGGAGTCTATTAATTGGGGGGATAAGCTTCCTGACCTTATAGTTCCAAGTATTAAGAATTTAAGGTTATGTGCGAAGAAATCACCTATTGTTAATGGTATTCTTGAAGATTTAGTTATCAAATCAATCAGCGGTTGGGTTATTGAAGGAGATAATCAAGAAGCGATTGATTTTATCATTAAAGAAGATGAAAGACTTGACTATTCCACTTTAATGCACAATTTAGTATGGAATAATTGTGTTGATGGTGTTGATTTTAGACATATTGTTATTGATAATAATGAAATTACTTTACGTGAATTAGCTTTTGATGGTAAAGATTATCGTATTAAAGAAATTTATGATGATGAAACAGGTTCTAAAATCATTGGTTATAAGCAAATAGTTAGGGTTAATGATAATACTAATCGTGGTTGGTTTAGGAAGAAATTCCACGATTTATTAATGGAAAAAGAAGTTATGGAATTTAATTTTGAACCAGAAGAGTTAATGGTTTCTGCTTTTTTCAGACAACACGATAAACCACAGGGTTTAGTGGCTAATGTGCTTGATGACGCTTATATGCACAGTTTACTGAAAAGAATGATGCCGCAGATTGTTTTTAAACAAGCTAATACTTTGTTTCTTCAATTAGGTAATAAAGACCGTAAAGAGGTTAATATGGAAGATTCCGAAGTGGACGCTATGGTGGAAGCATTATCTGATTATCATAATCTCGGTGTTGCGGCATTTCCATTTGGTATAGAACCACAATTAATCGGAGATACCAACTTACCTGATATACAAGATTATCTTGAATATTTAGAACATTGTATTTTCGTAGGATTATTTACACCAGAGGTAGTTTACAGTTCTTCAAGTTCTAATCGTTCAACAGCAGTAGTGCAATTAGACTCTGACAAAAGTGGAAGAGTATTAGTCCAAGAATATATTCAAGAGAAATTATCACGTTATATGGAAAAATTATTTAATGAAATGCTTGAATTGAAAGGAATAACTGGTAAAGTTTGGATTAATTTCAATCCAGAAGAAATCGCAGGAAGTTATTTAGAAGATGAGAACAATCCAAATACTGATGAAAACAATGACAATACCATAACAAACGAAAATGGTAATATTTCAACTTCAAAACCCACCGATGGTATGAATTACAATAATATCAACAATGGAGAGGGTAGACTTGCCGAAGTCAGTTCTTGAAACTCCCAATTATGAAGAATATTATGGATTAATCGACAATGAAGTCGATGATGAGGAATTTAATCCTGATAATAAAGATGAGAAGATAAAGAAGATGATTGCAATAGCATTATCTTTATTGCAAGAATTTTATCTTTTACATATGTATGATACAGAGTTCATAATTGCTGCCGAAGAGTTTGAAGAAGAAGTTAATCAACTAAATATTGATTTAAAAGACTTATTAATTTCATTATCCGCAACATATGTTTCAGAAGTTCAAAACGAATTAGATATAGAATATGTTTTACCAACAGACACTATACAATCCGATTTTGATTTGGAAGCGGTTGTAGAAAGTGGAGTAAATGCAGTTACAAGTCAATTATATGCTGATTTGAAAAATAAAGCTGATTTCTATAAAGATGTTGCAATTACAACTGGAATGTTTAGTCTGCATTCCAATTTCAGAAGAGCAGTAAAAAGACTGACTAATGTCATTGATTATAATGCCCAATATACAAGGAATAGGATAACAAGGAGTTATCAAGAGTTTGTGTATGGGCAAGAAGCATTATTTTACTGGAATGTGTCAGGAGTAAATACTTGTCCGTGGTGTTATGAATTGGAAGCTATGGGAGCAATGCCATTGTCTTGGTGGCCAGTAGACCACCCAAATGGGAATTGTTGGCGAACTCCTGTATTGCCTGACGTGTATTCTGATGAATATATTGAAATAAGAGGTTGGTGATGTAGATTGACTGATAAAAAAATAATATTTTCTACTGGCGATATTACATACTCAAAGGAATGGTATGTTAAAAATGGTTTAGATGTGAAACCAGTAGTTTATACTGAACAATTCTTAAAGGAAATTGCATCAAATACTGTTGGTTCAAGTATTGAATTGACACACGGAAATACAAAAATTGATACAATTGGTTATGCTAATAATTTTGACTTCATTGATGATAAATTAGTGGCAGATATTTCCACTAATGAAGAGTTACAAGGAAAAGGGTTCAGCCCTGAATTTTCAGCTAATTTCATTGATAGAGGAAATTCCTATGAAGCTATCGATGGGAAATTGTTGAAAACAATTCTTACTGAAAATCCAAGAAGTCATATTTTATGTAATAGTGTCGAAGGAGGAAGCGATATGAATGAAGAATTAATCAATACTCTAAATAAGCAAATTAAAGACTTAAATAGAGAAGTGGCTCAAAAAGAAGCCATTATTGAAGCAAATAAGAAAAAATTATCAGAAGTAACTGAATTAACTGATAAAATCACAGAATTAGAAAAAGAAAATAATACTTATAAATCTCAAATTGAGGATTATAAAACTCAAATAGATGGTTTAAAACCACAAGCAGAAGCTTATAGTAAAATAGAGGAAACTCGCAAAGCCGATTTATTAACCAAAGCATTTGGTGAAGATGAAGAAGCAAAAAAAGCTTGGGCAGATGCTTCAATGGAACAATTAGAAAGGTTAGCAAATCATCGTGAGTTCACAAGAGAAGCCCACGGATTAGGAGCAAATAATGTGCCTGATCCAAATGAAGAACCTGTTACTGAACCATCAGAAGCAGAACAAGCAATCGCTTTCTACGAACAACAACACGGTGAAAAACCATCATTCTTGAAAGAATAAAGGAGGATTTGAATATGGGATTAAAAGATGCAGGTATTCCTGCAAGGGATTATGCAAATCACAGACCAAGATTGGCAGTAAAACTCTACGAAGGAGATTTAACTTTCTCTGGAACTGGATTTGATGAAACAGGCAGAAAAACTGGTAAATGGGACGTAACTGAACCAATGTACAAAGGTCAATACGTTAAAATCCACCAAGACTCTACAATGAAAGATATTATTGTAGAACCAGCTGAAAGCTCACAGGACGCAATCGGAAAACTTATTATCCACAATAAATTGATTTTCGACGCAGGTTGGAAAGAAGATGAACAAAACGTATTACCAAGAGAAGATACTGACTGGGGAAAATATGTTCCACGTGGAGGAACTGTTGAATTTTTCGGAGCAGCAGTAGACGAATTAAAATTAGCACAAAATAACGCTAAAATTGCACCTATGGACTATCTTGATTTTAACGCAGACGGATTTAATAAAACAAATGCAGAAACCAATTGGATAGCATTATGTAAGGTTGAAGCATTAAAAGGCGGATACATAGCAGCATTAGCACAGAAATAAGGAGGTTTAGAATATGGCTTTAATTACCGAAGAATTAGATGAATTATTAAAACCTGCAAATGTTGAATTAGAAGTGTACTCTAAAATGAACCCAACTCTCGCAATGCTTGGAATGTTTGAAAAGAAAAACAATAAGGGTAAAAAACACTTTGCATTTGCAAGAGATGAGTCTAACGCAGAAACACAAATTTTAAATGGTATTTTACACGAACCAGTAGAAATTCAAGAAGCTGCACAATTACCACAAGTTCAAATTACTGGAATTAATAAAAATGTCGGACATATGCACAGAATAGGTTTTGAAGCAGAGTTCACCGAAGAAGCATTAGCTGACAATATTAATTATGATAAAGTTCAAAAAACCATTGAATATATGGGATATGCAATGAGTAGAACTTTAAACAGACACGCTTATCAAATTTTAATCCAATCCGCAGCAGCACCTACCATTACTCTTGGAGATGGTGCTTGGGACGATGATAATGAAGAAATTGATAACGATATTAAAAAGTTACAAAGAGCTTTCAAAGCCCAAGAAGGTTATGATTATACTTTAACTGATATGTTTGTATCTCAAAATGCTCTTTGGGCAGCAGAAGATTATTATGATGCTGTTAGAACCAATGGATTTGACCCAAACAACGTTAGAAATTCCACTTTAACTGGTATTGAAGAACTTGAAAGTGGTTTATTAGGTATGGATATGGGTTTAAAACCTGCTAAATGGTATTATAATGTTTATCCAGAAGATAACAGATTAAATGAAGCTACTGGTAGTTTCATACACATTAATCGTGTTG